TGACTCGCCCGATACCTCCCCGAGACGACGCCGATCGCGACGACTCCGACGAACCCGACCCGACCACGCCGGATCCGGATGATCCGGTCTGGGATCGCGCGCCGTGGTTGGCCGAGTTGCGGGCGGTCCCGGAGTCGGCGTCCTGGCCGCGTCTCATGTCGGGTCCTCACCCGGACGCGGTCGGGTCGTATGGCGGCGAGGCGATCGCGTGGGTCGAGGAGTACGCCGGGATCACGCTCCGTTGGTGGCAGCGGTTGGTTATCGTCCGCGCGCTCGAACACGACGCCGCCGGCGGTCTGGTGTGGCTAGAGGTCGACCTGTCGACGCCGCGTCAGGTCGGGAAGTCGTGGACGTTGCGTGCGGTCGCGTCGTGGCGGATCCATGCGGCGGAGCGGTTTGGGGAGCCGCAACTCGTGTTGCACACCGGCAAGGATCTGCCGTCGTGCAAGGAGGTCATGCGTCCGGCGCGGGCGTGGGCGCGGGGTCTTGGGTATCGGGTTCGGGAGCAGAACGGGAACGAGGAGATCGCGACGCCGGACGGGTCGCGTTGGATCGTGCGCGGCAAGACGTCGGTCTATTCGTACTCGGTCTCGGTCGGTTTGGTGGATGAGGCGTGGGGAGTCGCGCCGGAGATCGTCGAGGACGGCGTCGAGCCGACCATGTCGGACCGGTTCGATCCTCAACTCTGGTTGGTGTCGACGGCGCACCGGCATGCGACGAGTCTGTTCCCGTTGCGGCGGGCGACTGCGCTCGCGGCGTTGTCGGCTCCGAGCTCGCGGTCGTCGACTCTGCTCCTCGAATGGTCCGCGCCGAGGTCGACGGCGATCGACGACCGGGCGGCGTGGCGGGCGGCGTCGCCGCATTGGACTCCGCACCGGGAGCGGTTGCTCGACGCGAAACTCGAACGGGTTCGGCGCGGGATCTCCGAGGACCCGGACGAGGACGACCCGGTCGAGTCGTTCCGGTCGCAGTACCTCAACATTTGGCCGGTCCGTCGTCTCGTCCCGGCGGGGGAGGAGCCGCTCGTCGACGTGGCGACGTGGACGGCGGCTAGGGGTCTAGGGGTCGCTCTCCCGCCGGGTCCGGTCGTGGTCGGGGTCGAGGATTGGTACGGGCGCGGCGCGGCGGCGTGCGGGGTCGCGTCCCTGCCGGACGGTCGGCTCCTCGTGTGGGGCGAGGAGTTCCCGGATCATGACGCGGCGATCGCGTGGGCGTCGTGGCTCGCGGAGGGACGCGACGGGTCGTCTCTGGTCGTCGGTGCATCGTTGGCGATCGACCCGGTCCGGGAGGCGGTCGGGGATCTCCTGGTCGAGCGCGGGACGAACGTCGACCTCAAGACGGCGCTCCCGTTGCTCCGCGTGCTACTGCGGCAGGGTCGGATCGTGCATGGCGGCGACGTCGCGCTCGACGCGCAGATCGGCGCGGCGCGGGTCGCCGAACGGGAGGGAGGTCTCGCGCTCACGCACCGATCGTCGACGCGGACCGACCTCGTCCGCGCGCTCGCGTGGTCGGTTCAGATCGCCGTGAGCGGCGGAGCGGTCGCGGTCCCGCGTCCCGCTATCTACTGACAGGGGATGAGTGAACGTGACGATTCGTGACACCCGACCCGGTCGGCTCCTCTATGCGACCGATGGGCGCGACGTCCTCGTCAACTCGCCGGACGGATGGGAGGTCGAGCAACCGTGGTTGTGGTTCGACGGTCCCGCCGGCGGGGACGGAACCGGCGGACCGTGGGGGAACCCGCTCCCGAACACGCCGGGAGGGTTCGGCGGGTCCGGCGCGCTCCCGGCAATGGGGCGTTGCCGGTCCCTGATCGTCGACGCCCTGGCCGGAGTGCCGTGGGAGGTGCATCGGGGACGGGAGAAACTCCCGACGCCCGATTGGGTCCTCGACCCGCAAGGTCTCCGGGAGGACGGTCGGGTTATCGCCTCCTCGGTCCTCGACGTCCGGCTCTCGACGGTCGAGTTTTGGGCGTCGTTCCTCGTCTCCGCCCTTGAGCTCGGAGAGGGGATCGTCTACGTCCCGAACCGGGCGGCGGACGGGTCGCCGTTGCCGCCTCTGTTCCAACTCAACCCGAAGGACGTCGAGGTCGAGCACGGCGCGTACTACGTCGGACGGGAGCGGCTCGAACCCGGCGAGGTGATCGTCGTCCGTAATCGGGTGTGGCCGGGGAAGGTCCGAGGACACGGGGTCTGGGATCAGTTCCGCGCCGAGATCGGTCTCGGGAACTCGATCCGCGACTACGCGACGAACATGCTCGGTCGCGGGATCCCGGCGGGTTACCTCAAGGTTAACGCGCCGGACCTTGAGCAAGAGGAGGCGGAGCGGCTCAAGGCGCGTTGGATGAGCGCGCACGGCGGACGCGAGCGGCGGATCGCGGTCCTCAATGCGACGACCGAGTTCCACCCGTTGCAACTCGACCCGCAGGCGTTGCAACTCACCGAACTCCTCCGCCTCTCGGCGTGGGAAATCTCCCTGATCTACGGGATACCCGCCTACAAACTCGGTATCTCAATGGGCTACTCGAACACGTACGCCAACATTGAGAGCGCGTCGATCGACTACGTCCAAGACGCGTTGCTCCCCTGGTCGCGGCGGATCGAGGCGGCGTTCGACGCGGAGTTTCCGCGCGGGACGTCGCTCAAACTCAACCTCGACGGACTCCGCCGCGCGGACACGAAAACCCGATATGACGCGTACGCCGTGGGTCTCTCCGCCGGGTTCCTCACCGTCGACGAGGTCCGCCGGCGGGAGGATCTCCCGCCGCTCTCGGAGATCGACCAACGTCGCGCGCTCGACTACGCGACCCAACTCGGACGGAGGGAGGTCTCGTGAGACCCGACGCCCTCCTCGTCCTCTGTCTCGTCCTCCTCGCCGTCGTCCTCGTCGTCCTCGTCGGCGTGGTCGTCGACGCCCGCTAACCGGAAGGATCCGCCATGACCGAGACGACACTCGTCCCGATGGAACTCCGCCGATCGGGGGACCACACTCTCGACGGCGTATGCGTCCCCTACAACGTGACGACGCTCAAGGCGGGATACCCGCAAGGGGAACGATTCCTCCCCGGCGCGTTCGCCGACGTCGCGAGCTCGCGGGTCAAGATCCGGCTCACCGACGTCCACGATCAGACCGGGCGGCGACCTCTCGGCGTCGCGACCGAGTTCCGCGACACCGACGTCGGACTGATCGGGTCGTTCCGGTTCTACAACACTCCGGAGGGTCGCGGGGGATGGGAGAACGTGGTCGAGGAGACGTACGGCGGTCTCTCGGTCGGGTTCATGCCCGTCGACGAACGGCGAGGCGAGGACGGCGCACGCGAGATCGTCAAGGCGCGTCTGTTCCATGTCTCCCTAGTCGACGAACCCGCGTACGACGACGCGCGGGTCCTCGCGGTCCGGTCGGCGACCCCGGACGTCTCGGAGTTGCTCGCCGTGACCTACGACCTCGACGAGTTCCCGGACCCGCCGGACCTCTCGCGGTTGGTCTGGGGAAACCGCCGCTAGCCGGCGGGACCCGGACGGGCGTACCGTGACGAACGGATCTCGGTAGGGGATCCCCGGCGACCGTCTCGGTAGGGGACGGGTCGCAGATCGCACGACAACCGGCGTCCCGGTAGGGGACCCGACAGGCGGCGACTCGGTAGGGGTCACGCGAACTCACTCATTCGCAGACCTCACCGGGAGAGCACCCGTGAACACCTACCTCCGATCCAAGATCGAGGAACGCGCCTCGCAGAGCGCGGTCCTCAATGCCCTACAGACCCGCGCCGCAGACGACAAGCGCGACCTGACCGACGCGGAGCGAAAGACGTTCGACGAGATCGTCGAACGGCTCAAGTACCTCGACGCCGAGATCGCCCGGATCAAGGAGTTCGACGCGGGCGCGGCGAAGTTCGCCGAACTCATTGGCGCGCACAAGGAAGCCGAGGAGAAGGCGGAGCGCGCCCACGCCGCCGCCGAGGAAGGCGACGAGGAAAAGGTCGACGACTCCGAGCTCGCGACCCGCGCCGCGTTCGGGCAACGGTTCGTCGAGTCGACCGCGTTCCGGAACTACCGAGGCGCGGGGACCTCCGAACGTCTCGTGTTGCCGGGTCCGGCGTCTGCGGAGTTCCGCGCCGCGATCACGACCGGGACGATCGGTCTCACCAACTACACCGGACCCGTTCCGCAACTCTGGCAGGGTCCGACGCCGCCTCGGTTCGAGAACACCGTCCTCAACCTGATCGGACGCGTACAGACCTCACAGAGCGCGGTCATGTACCTGACCTGGGAGCCGCAACCGCCCGGAGACGCGCCGGTCGTGGCCGAGGGAGACCTCAAGCCCGAGGCGGTCATGGACGTCACCGAGGCGACGATCGCGCTCGCGACGTACGCCCATTACAAGGCGGTCACGCGGCAGGCATTGGAGGACGTTCCGCAGATCCAAACGATCGTGCAAAACCGACTCCTGGCCGGAGTGAACTCCGCCCTTGAAGCGGCAGCCGTCGCCGCAATGGTCGCCGCGACCCTCCCGACCGTGGACGGCGAGAACCTCACCGCCGCGATCCGGACGGCGATCGCGACAGTCGAGTCCGCCGGCTACACCCCGAACGGGATCCTCGTGAACCCCGCCGACGCCGCAACCCTCGACCTCGCAGCCGCCGCCATGACGTTCGGCGGAGCGGTCCGCAACGGCTCCGCGTGGGGACTCCCGATCGTCCCGGCGAACTCGGTCGCCGCAGGAACCGCGACGGTCGGAGACTTCCGGACCGGCGTGACGTGGTTCGACCGTGGCACGACCGAAGTGTTCATGTCCGACTCTCACGCGGACTTTTTCCTCCGGAACCAACTCGTCATTTTGGCCGAGGCTCGCGCCGCGTTCGCCGCGACGGAGCCGTCCGCGCTCTGTGAGGCAACCGTCACGCCCGAGACGCCGTGAGGCGGTCGTCGTCGTGTCTGACAAGAGCGACCGGATCGCCGCGCGGCGGCGGCTAATCGTCGGGGTCGAGGAGCCGGAGGAGCCTCCGGTCGACCCCGTCGAGCCGCCGCCCGAGGTCGAGCCGGAACGCAAGAGCAAGGGCAAGCGTCGCAAGGGGAAGGGGTCGACGTGATCGGCGTCCCGACGCTCGCGCAGGTCCGGGAGTGGATCAAGGTCCCCGCGACCTCGATCGGCGACGCGGATCTACAAGCGATCCTCGACGCCGAGCTCGCGATCGTCGCCCGGACCTGCCGACTCCCCGAGGAGGTCGAGGGAGAGCCGGAGGCGACGTACCCGCCGCCTCTGGCACGGTCGGTCCTCCGCCGCTGTCAGCGGCAGGTCGCGGCGCGGAACGTCCCCCTCGGCGTACTCGGGCAAGACGGCGCGGAGTACGGACCGCTCACCGTCCCATCGTGGGACGCCGAGATCCGACGCCTAGAGGCGTCCTACCGGATCCCCGTGATCGCGTGAGCCTCGCCGACCCGACCACGATCGGACCCGCGACCACGACACGCGGCGCGATCGTCGACGCCCTCAAGACCGTCGAGGGTCTCACCGTCCACCCGACCGCGCCGGACAACCCGGTCGCGTGGGACGCGTTCCCACGATGGGCACTCACCAACTACACCGGCGGGCGGCTCCAATGGCTCGCCGTCCATGAGTACGACGTCCTCGTCATACTCCCCGGCGGTTACGAACCCGACACGGTCGCGGAGGGGGACTCCCTCCTCGACCGGCTCGCCGCCGCCCTCCTGGACGTCGGCGAGGTCCGGACCGCCGATCCGATTCAACTCACGTTCAACACCGGTACGGCGATGCCCGCTCTCCGCGTCCGCGTCGTCCCTCACCTCAATCCCACACCGTAGGAGGGATCTGTCATGGCGGCAGGCGACACGTTCAAGCTCGGACCCGGAGTCCTCTCGATCGGCGCGACCGGGACCGAGATCGACGTCTCGTGTCTCGTGAACAACGCCGTAATCGCGGCGTCAAAGGACGAGGGAGACTCGACGACCAAACTATGCGGCACCGTCGTACCCGGCTCGATCGAATACACGTACTCCCTCGGCGGGAACACCGACCTCGACCTCGACGACCCGGCGGGTTTGTTCGCACTCTCGCAGTCGGCGGCGGGGACTCAACAGGCGTTCTCATTCACGCCCTCGACCGAGGCGGGGACCGAGGCGACCGGGACCCTCGTGATCGACCCGCTCGATTTCGGCGGCGACGAGACCGGCGTCGTCATGACCTCCGATTTCGAGTTCACGATCGTCGGCAAGCCGACGTACACGATCGGCGGCGCGGCGCTCGCGATGAGCGAGGACGTCGAGACCTCCCGTGTCCACGTCGACCCGCCGGCGGAGGAGGAACCGGCGTGACCGACCGGGTCAAGGTCGAGGGATTGACCATGCTCCGCGCGACCCTCGCGGTCGCCGCGCGGCGGATCCGCGACATGTCCGACCCGCACCGCAAGACCGCGACCTACGTCGAGACCCGAGGTCGCGCCGACGCCCCGCACCTGACCGGACGCCTCGCCGGATCTCTACGCGCCGCGTCGGACGGCGAGAGCGCGGAGGTCACCTCCGCGCTCCCGTACGCCAACCGGACCCATTGGGGATACGCCCGGTACTCGCAACGTCCGCAGCCGTTCCTCCTCGACGCCGTCCTCGACGGCGAGACCGTGATCGTCAACAACTACGCCGACGAGGTCGACCGCGTCGTCGGCGGCATCCGAGGGAAGTGATCTCGTGGGAGACGTCCGCCTCAACACACCGCGCCTCCGGGTCGTCCGGACCGGGTTCGACGACCTCGACGAACTACAGACCACGAACGCCGACCTCGTCCTGTGGGACAAGACCCGGTATCGGCACAAGTGGCCGAACGTGCAAGAGGCTCCGTTCCTATGGCTCACGTTTATCGCGTGGTCTGCCGCCCGACGGATCGGCGCGATCACTCCCGAGACCAAGTACGAGACATGGGAGTCCGACGTCCTGGAAATCGAGACGCTCGACGAGGAGGAGGACGAGGAGGGACGCCCTACCCTGCCGGGTCCCGCTCTCGACTGATCGTCGAGCTCGCGATCGCGACGCGTACGGCTCCCGGCGATTGGTGGCACGAGGACGACCGAGTTATCGCAACCGCGCTCGACGTCCTAGAGGAGATCGAGGCACGACGGAGGAGGGCAAGCCGTGGCAACGCGTGAGGCGATCCTCGCGATCAAGGTCGTATCCGACACGACGCAAGCCGCCGCCGGTCTCGACGACACCTCCCGATCGACGGGTCGGTTCGCCGGCGCGATGCAAAAGGCAGTCGTCCCCGCGCTCGCCGTAGGAGCCGCCGTCGTCGCGATCGGCAAAAAGGCTCTCGACTCCGCGTCGAATCTCCAACAGTCCGAGGGAGCGGTCGAGGCGGTTTTCGGCAAGAGCGCGGACGCGGTCAAGGCGTACGCCGCCGACGCCGACACCGCTCTCGGTCTCTCCGCGTCGTCGTACAACCAATACGCCGCCCTGGTCGGGACCGCTCTCCAAAACGCCGGGTTCTCCGCACGCGAGGCGGTCGAGGAATCTAACCGCGTCATGGAACGCGGCGCGGATCTCTCCGCCCTCTACGGCGGGACCACCGCCGAGGCGGTCGAGGCGATCAATGCTGCCGTCTCGCGGAGCGAGTTCGACCCGCTCGAAAAGTACGGCGTCTCCCTCAATATGACCGCCGTCAATGCCGAGCTCGCGGCGAAGGGTCAAGACAAACTCACCGGAGCCGCGCTCGACACCGCGAAAAAGGCGATCATCCTCGAACAGATTTACGACAAGAGCGGCAAGGCGGCGGGACAGTTCTCCCGCGAGGCGGACTCCGCCGCCGGATCCGCGCAGATCGCCTCCGCGCAATGGGAGAACGCGTCCGCCGCACTCGGACAGGCACTCCTGCCGGCGGCGGCGGCGGTCGCGGGGAAACTCGCCGCCCTCGCGGGTTGGCTCGAACGACACCGAACGATCACGATGGTTTTGATTGGTCTCCTCGGCGCGTTCGCCGCCGCGATCCTCGTCGTGAACGTCGCGATCAAGGCAATGACCCTCGCGACCATGATCGCCGGGTCGACGGCGGCTAAAGCATGGCTCAAGATCCTCGGACCGATCGGTCTGGTGATCCTCGCGATCACCGCCGTCGTCCTGGTCGTCCGCCACCTCTGGAAAACCTCCGAGACCTTCCGGTCGGTCGTCCTCAAGGTCTGGGGAGCGATCAAGGCAGGCGCACGCGGCGCGGTCGCCGGGATCAAGACCGCATGGAACGCGATGATCCGCGCGATCGCTGCCCTCGTGCGCGGGTTCTCCTCGACGTGGCGGTCGGTCTCTAGCGCGATCCGGTCGACCGCCTCCGCCGTCGTCACCTATATCCGGTCGCTCTGGTCGGGTCTGGTCTCCCGGCTCCGGTCGCTCACGACGGCGTTCTCGTCGGCGGCGCGGTCGGCGTGGTCGGCGATCCGGTCGGCGTTCTCGACCGCCGTCTCCGCGATCCGGTCGCTCTGGTCCGGCGCGATCTCCGCCCTCAAGTCTGCCGCCTCGGGTCTCGGCGCGATCCTGGCGAAGCCGTTCAACATCGTCGAAAGCGCCGTCGACGCCGTCAAAAGCGCGATCGACTCCGTTATCAATGCCGTCCAAAGCCTCATCAACAAGATCGGCTCGATCCATTTCCCGAAGATCCCCGACCTCAACCCGTTTGGTCGATCCGTGGCACCCGCGACGGCGGGCGGCACCGTGGCACCGTTCGCAGCTCGGACCGGCGCTCTCGGCGGGCGCGGTCTCGCGCCCTCGGTCGCCGCTCTGGGGACCGGCGGCGGCGGCGGCGGTCTCGTCGTCATTAATGTCACCGGCGCACTCGACCCCGAGGGAGTCGCTCGACAGATCCGAGGGATCCTCGACAGTCACGACCGGCGGATCGGCGGGCGGGTCCGATGATCGGCGATCACACCGTCCAACTCATCCCGGATCCCGACGTCCTCGCGTGGGGACCGGTCCTCGCGTCTAACCCGACGTTCGACACGGACCTCGCCGGATGGGGCGAATACTTTGGATGGACATGGGCGGCAGGCGAGGCGGTCGCGCCGATTCAAGCCGGACCGACGCGGGGATGGGAACTCACCCGCAACGCGTCGTCTCCGGTCCCGCGTGACGCCGCGACCGCGTACCGGGTCCGGTCGGTTATCACGGTTCCGGCGGCGACCCCGCTTGTCGTCGGGATCTATCTCGGGACAACTCGGGGGGCGGGGTCCCTCGGACCGACGTGGTATCCGAACGACTCGATCCAACTCCGGACGTGGCTCGCCGCCTCGACCGCCGGGACGTTCACGATCGAGGGGACGTTCT